CGGTCAAAGTAAACAACACAAGGCCTGTGCGTTTCATGCTTGCAACGCCTTTATTAGGGCTGACGCTTGGCTACTTGACAGCCTGCCGACGCTCTCGTAGCTGTCACCGACAACGCCAATGATAAACGCTTTGGTGTCTGCCATGCTTAAGCCTTTTTGGTTAATCAGCGTGTTTATGTAATTCTGTTGCTTTGTGCTGGCTAAACCTGTCTTGATTTGCACAACATTTGTGCTTGGGTCTGCAGGCCAAGGATCGGGCGCTGTGCTGCTTTGTACCTTTAACATTTCTTCGCGTGACGGGCGTTTCGTGTAATCGCTACCTGCCAACCCTGCGTTAGCCAATGCTCGACCAATGGCGCTCGTTTCACAATTCTCAAAATGGCTAGTGCGGTTAACGTGGCCTTCGCCGCGTGTCTCCTCAGCCCACCCGGTACTAGTCAGCACGTCACCATGCCATAGCTCAGCCTTAAACACGCAACGCGCGTCTGTGTACTGCATTAGGTGTGTAATGACACGCTTTGGGGCTTGGCTAGGTATGTCTAGCCAGCGTGACAAACGGGCTGCTACTGGTTCGTAGTCATCAAGGTTAAACGCCATAGGCAGCCCACACAGTCAGACGTTGTGCGTGATCGTGCAGGCCGCCGCGCTTGGCGTGGCTTACTGTGCCCGTGTTGCGAATAATGTTTTGGCGCACAGCTGCGTTTAGTCGACCTGCCAAACCTTTAGTTACGGGGAATGTTGCGCCTAGCTCTTGCCAAATGTCATCAGCGGTAAACATACCTTTAGTGCGTGCAACCTTCATAATGGCTGCGTCAACCTGTCGCTGTTGTTCGCCTGTCCACTTAAAGTTGCTTACACGCTCACTAATTTGCATGGCTTTGACAAATGGTGTTGCAGGTTGCTGTGCTAATTCCTCACGGTATGCACCTAAGCCAATGACTGGGGCAAACATTTCTGGTTGCTGGTAGTTCACAGCTGGCCGCCTAATTCCTCAACTGCTTGCGTCAAAACGTCTGCCTCGTGGTCATGTCCGGCTAGCTGTGCGTCAACACGCATGTTTTTAAGCTGTCTAACTAGCCACGTTTCTTTTTCTAATGGTGGCGTAGCCGTAATTTTTGGTGTTGCAAAGATTTCATCTATTAACGCAAACATTGCGTTGTGGTGTTTAATCATTGCTTCTGTGTCTCTGTCTATTTCTGTCATTGTTTTGCCTTTCGTGGTGGTGATAGTAGCCGATACGTGTTCGGGTCAGTAGGTAGACCATGCTTGCCAGCCGCTGTTATGCCAGATTGCTAACGCGGCTTGCAGGTTGGCGGTTGCGCTGTACAGATCATCACACGTCGACGCAAGGCCTTGCGCTTGCAGCCAACCGATAGGCCAATAGGTGTTTGGTATGCACCAAAACCCGTTTATTTGCATAATGCCGTAGCTGCCGCCGTTTGGGTCGGTGACGTTATGCGCCCAAGGCTTGCAACGGCTCTCTGCGTTGGCTACCCGGCGCAATGTGTCAAGCTCGCTGGCAGGCCAGCCAAGTGACCCGGCAAGGCTCACCACATCATCACAATTAGCAATGGTCGTAATAGTCGTTGTGGTCGTTTCTGAGGCCTCTGGGGGCTGTTCTAAGCCCTCATAAACCGTGTTTGCGCTGCTAGGGCTGGGTATCGGTTTAGGGTCGTAAAACCCTACGTTTGCACCCGATACCACGAATACGCCCCACACGCCAAAAAGGCCTGCAGCAAGCTTGCTCAATAAATACGCCATTAGTAACCCCGTTTCTGTCGGTAACAAAACCGTACCGACGCATTAAACAGTTGTGGTGGATACCCCAAACACCTGCACAAATGCTGCCGTAACAGCCTTTGGGTCGTTTGCCAGCTCTGGTGCTATCTCGACGTGCCACCAATCGCCACTAGGCGCACCTGTAAACGTTTTCATGGCGGCCTTACGCCATGCCTCAGCATGGTTAGGCAATGCGTGTACGCCGTCAACAGCACGATCACAGCGCCACGACCTACCAAACGGCTCAGGCCAATAGTCAATTACCAGCTGTACGCCTAGCACGTCATAGTTGGCTAACACTTGTTTCATAAATTCCAGCGAGCGCACACGCCCGTTTGATACGCCACGTTTACTGGCTGGCATAAACCTGTAAGACAGATCGGCTGCTAGGCCGCGTGCATGGTTGCTGACCTGACCGGGCTTGCCGCGAATGTCTCTTTTTTGGTGTGTGCCGTTGTTCCATAATGCGCCGCCGCTGTACTTTGTCGCACAGTTAACCCATTCGGTCATGCCAGGTAGAGCTGCGTCAACTACGGGCGCTGTGTTAACTGTGTACGGCTTAGCCACTATTTAGGTTTGTCTTTCATGCCGTTGCTGGCAACTATGCCTGCCAATGTGCCAGACAGAAACGTGACAATGGTTGCCATAAGGCTAATAAATTCTTTGTCGTTAGGTGCCTGTTCCATAGGTTGCGACACGAATAGCAGGCCGTACACAAAACCGATTACGACTACGGCAAACACAACGCCAAGTAGTACGCCTACGGTTGCAACCATTCGTGCATGTAATTGTTCAGGTGTAAAGCGCTCTTTCATTTCAGCAACGATCTACTGGTGTGCAATACGTTGGGCGTGTGTTTGGTTTGCCGTTGTTGCTGCGTGTTGTTTCGCACGCTGTCAAGGTAATGAGTGCTGCGATTGCCAGCCACTTCACTACGCCTCGTCGGGCTCTGGTGGTGGTACTTGCACAACACCGTTTATGACGGCCCAACCAATTGCTGCTGGGTTTTCTGGCGTGTACTCGATTAGGTGCGCCGGGTCATCATTAACCCAGTCGGGTGCGACTACTTCGCAATTAACTACTACGCCGTTGGTGACGTTAGGGCTAACGATTGCTACTGTGCGTTCACTCATGGCTAGACCTGATAAGTAATCCAGACGTAACCGCTGCCGCCTGCCGCGCCGCCGTTTGTGCCTGCCGTACCGCCTGCGCCGACTGTGACCGTAATGCTTGCGGCTGGTGTGACTGCGCCACCAGCAACAATGTAAGCACCATCACCTGCCTTTTGCTGAAATCCTGCTGTGCTTGTTCCGCGCGCAAACGCACCCTGACCGCTGTTAGTTGCACCTGCTACAGACGTAGAGGTCGCACTTGTGCCGCCGCCATTGCCGCCCGTTGCGCTAATTGTGCCACCTGCAAACGCCACCGACGAAGTACCGCCCGCGCCGCCAACGCTGTCACCTACACCGCCGCCACCGCCGCGAATGTGCGCGATCGCATAGGTCACCCCGGCAGGCACCGTAAAAGTACCTGACGCGGTAAATGCTGCTACTTCAGTCACGCTACCTAGGTTAGCCCACGCGGCACCGTCGTAGTACTGCACTTTGTTTGTTGACTCCAAATAACACAACTGGCCCTCAGCCAACGTTTTTTCACCTGCACCACCAAACGCCGCGTCACGTTCAGTAGTACCAGCGAATACTGGCACACCCGTGCGCGCCGACTGGTTAAGTTGATCTGCGGTTAATACCTGCGACGCAACAAACGTCGGAACAGTGGTCTGTGCATTGGCGCCCATGTCTTTAGCCTAGAACATTCTGGGCGTCTATTACACCATAGATTGCGTCATCAAGAATCAGCTCATACACAATGGTGGTTGGTGACGTGTAGTACGTAATGGTGTGGCCTCGACTGAAATTGATGACGCCTGTAATGCCTTCAATGCTGTATTCGGCTGCTACTGCGCTATTTAGCCCTGGTATTTCTTTTTCTATGCTGATGGTGTCGCCTATGTCGGCGCCAGCTGCAGCGGTGCGTTGTGCGTCGCTTAGGTTGGCAAAAAAGGCTGTGACGCTAGTAAATCGGGGTTCTGGGTCAGGTTCAAGCAGGTAGGTGGCTAGGTCTTGTATTTCGCTTGTGACGTGCAACAAGCTGTTGGTGATGCTGAGGTTTTGTGTGAAGTATTCGGCAATGCTGGCTGCGTCGCTGTCGGTTTCTGAGTGGTTGTTTAGCCCGGTCACGACGGATCGGTTGATTACGTTGTCGGCGTCAAACTCAACTTGTATGTCAACGTATTTGGCTAGTACGCCGTCGTCACCAAATGAGATTGTTGGGCTTGACAGCGTGTTGCCTATGCGATTTTGCGTTGTCAGTACGCCGTCGGCTGCCATAAATAGGCGCCCTTGTTCGGCTTGGTTGATTTGCGTTAGGTATTGCAGGGTGTTTGTACCCGCTGGCACTGTGTAGGCAGCGGCGTGGCCCAGGTTGACTGTGCCGGTAGCCAGGCTGGTTGTGCCTGTGTAGTCAACTTCTGGCAATGCCAACACGGTTGCAATGCGTTGCCCTGGTAATTGTGCCGTCACGTTTAATTCATCAAGGTTGGTTTGTGCCAACAAGTAGAAGTCATCGGCGCATTGCACGTTGACTGTGTTAGGGCCTGCCATTGCAAACTCATACGCATACGACGTGACCACCCCTACGAACAAGTACACGCTGTTGCGCGACAACCGAATACGACGCATCGGTGCCAGCCCAGGCTGATTGTTGGCTGGGTCGTAATAAGGGCTGCTTGTGTCGTATGGGCCAAGAATGCCTGTTTCGTCACGCATGGTAAATGACATGGTGCCGGCACCAAACTGGTAATCGGTTTTTTTGCGCCCACGGTTGTATTGCACGTCGGTAGTGAAGTCGGTGATGTCAGCAAATTGTGTTGTGCCGTCTAAGACAAATTGCGTGTTGTTCAGTACGCCTTTGGTTGCGTCGTTGAGCGTGAATGCGTCTTGCAAGAAACCTGTGTCTAGTTCAAGCAGGTAGTTGCCTGCCTGTACTACTGCGGCAGACACGTCAGATTGCAATCTGTAGATCGAGCGGCCCTGACCTGCGGTTGTAATCAGTTAGGGCGTCAACAATCTTGTCGCCTAGTGATGCCTCAGCGACAGCTGCGTTGATGGTGATGTTGATGGGTTGGGCGCTGAACATGCCGCCGTCGCTTTGTGTTAGGCCGCCAAAGAAGTCTGCACCAATAAAGCCTGGGGTGATGTTGCCTGAGTCAATAAAACCTTGCGGGCCAAAGCTTTGTAGTGCAACGGCAGCGGCGCTTGACGCGCCGCCGCCGCCGCCGCGGGTCGCTGAAGGAGTGGCAGCGAGTACCGCTGGGCCGCCTGATGGTATTGCGCCAAGTAGTGATCGCTCGAGCAGGTCTGGGCCTGCGGTGACGCCTGTGGTGCTTGTGCCGCCGCTTGTGCTGCCGCCGCCAATGCGTGGCAGATTGACGCTAGGTAGTGACGGGATGTCTGCAAATGGGTTGATTGCGTTTAGGCCGCTGATGATGAGGTTGATTGCTTGATTGACTGAGTGAGCCATTGCCTCAACTACGCCAATAACCGAATTGCCCATTGCAATAAAAGCGCCTTTTACGCTGCCAGTTTTTTGCACTAGCAACGCAAAACTTGCCACTAGCAATGCGATTGAGCCAACTACTAAGCCGATTGGGTTAGCCATCATCGCAAAGTTCAGTGCCAACTGTGTAATCGTTATTACTTTCATAATTGTGTTTAAGCCAGTAATAACAAACGCTAAACCGCCAACACCAATAATTAGTGCAGTAATGGCGTCTGTGTTGTCTTGTGCAAACTTGGCAAACGATTGCAATTTGGGCAACAGTTTTTCAAGAATTGGCAGAAACGCTGCGCCAATTGATTCTTTGGTTTCTGCGATTGTTAGCGACAGTCGTTTCATTTGACCTTCGGCGCTGTTCGCTGCAACTGCGGCTGCGCCACCAACGGTAAATGACAGTTCCTTCATTACCTGATCGAGTGATTCGCCTGCCTTGATGTTGTCGCGCACACTTGGCACCAGGTTGCCTAGGGCTTTCATGTTGCCGACAGCGGCCTTGCTCAAAGCATCGGTGACAGTACTTAAATCTGTAGAAGTGGCCGCACTTATGTCGAGTGCCGTGTTCAGTAGGTCTTGGCTGTAGGTCAGGTCGCCTGTGGATTGCACCAGGCTGGCTAGGGCTGGCCTCAAAACGTCGTCAGACACTGCTGCCGACATCATCGTTTTCTCAATGTAAGACTCAGCAACTTTTACGTTGGCCTCACCTGCAATAGTGTTTTTTGTGATTGCTAGGGCTAATAGCTCTTGCGCTTTGGCATCTTCAATTGCGGCTTTGGTTGCGCTACCAATTGCCAGGGCGACACCCGCCAACGCTGCCGCTGCCGGCACAGCTGCCTTCTTGAGTGCAAACTGTGCTTTTTCGCCTGATGTTTCTAGTTGCTTGAACTCTTTGATTGCTTTGTTTAGGCCTTTGCCGTCAAACTCGCTGATGATTGGGATTACTACGGCCATCAGATTGCCTTGCTAACTGTTCGCATCACGTCGTCAATAATTAGCGACACCTGGTATTCAACCTCAGTTTGATTGGCCCGGTATGCCGGCCACAACGCACGACTGGCTTTGCCGTGTCGAGCCTCAAGGCCGCGCACCATGTTGGCACCTGCAGCGGTCTGTGATTTGCTGGCAAGGTCGTAGATGGTGTTAATCGTGCCGCCCCACGCAATAGTAAAAACTGCAAGGTTGGTCATGCGACCGTTGTATTCGCGTGGCTTTTTGCCGCTTACTTTTGCCTTAATGTTTTTGGTTGCAAGGTTTGCTTGCCACGGTAGGGCTTTGTAGCCGCTGCGTGTAGTCCACGATCGGCCCCAGCCGCTAATTGGTGGCGCTTGTGGGGTTGCACGTTTGGCTGCGTCAACTACGGGTTTGCATACAGCCTGAAAATCTCTTGTTAATTGTCGCCTAGCTACTTTGTCAACGTTGTTAAGTTCGCGTAGCGCCTGTTTGAGTCCAGCAATAGTTTCACCCTGTTTGCCAATAGTGGTGTCAACTGTGCTCATCGTTTGCCTGCTCTGCGTCGTTTCTCATCCAAGAGTAGTACCGTCGCCAGGTCTTGTGAGTCAAACTCGATGTTTGCCGGCCAGTAGCCAGTGGCAAGTAGCAGTGACGCTAGTTGTCGTCTGATTGTGCCGGTTCCGTAGGGTTTGCGGGTTCTACCTGCTCAGACTCAATCAGCTGCACAGATTCCAACCATGTTTCGTAGTCGCGGTTGTCGCGTTTTTCTACGTGTAGGCGATGCCAGCAAAGGTATGACATGTCGTCTATGCCCATGCCTGTTGACAAGTCCTGCACACGTTTTCTTGATCGGCGTTCCCATGCAGCGAAATCAGCGAGCGTGATTTCTACGGTGTCAACCTGCGTTTTGCCTGCAAGTGTCAGGTAGGTAATCTTAAATGTCAGTTTCATGCTGCCCCTAAAAGTGAGTTGTGATTACGGTGTGACATCCTTGACCAACGTGCCGCCAGTGAAGGTCACTTCAACCTGTTGCAGTTCGCCCAAGGCTGCGTTAACAACGTCAAATGACTCGAGGTAGCCGTTCGTGAGTTGAAACTCTGGGTTGGTGGCGCTGATTGTCGCGTCAACAGCTTTTACTGAAACGTAGGTTGCCGCTGCACCAACCAAAGTGTTTAGCAGGGCGTAGGTTTCTGACGACGCATACGACATCAGCATGGTCAGGGTGATGGTGCAATTGGTTAGGCCGCCGACGTAGGTGCGGTTTGTCTGGCCGAAGGCTGTTGACTCAAGCGCGTCTTGAGTGGTGGTGACGACTGCGCTGACGACCTGATCGGTGATGGTGGTGCCGGGCGTGGCGGTGCCGATGCTGACTACTGGGTTGCTTAAGACTGTCGTTGAGGCCATGGGGGTTAGTCCTTCCGTTTCTTGAGTTTAGTTCTAGCAGGTTTTGGTTGGTCTGTGGTGACAGTTTCGGTTGCAGCTAACTCAATTTGCCCTGAGTTAATGAGGTACTCAATGACGTTGCTGTCGGTAAAGGTCACGATGTCGCCTTTGTTGTGTCCGTTGAGCCGGTGTGTGATGATGCGGTATTTCATGGTGCCACCTTTGTTGACAAGGTTAGTTCGTAGGCAGCGAAGTCTTGTGCGCCGATTTGTACGACTGTGGGGCGGCCTGACATTAGCCCTAGTTTTGCTGCCCTGATTAGGTCGGCTAGATCGAGCAGCTTGTCTAGGGCTTTGCGGTCGCCTGGGCCTACGCCCAAGATTTTGATGGTGAATTGCATCTCGCTGATGACGTTGGTGTGCATTACGAATGATGGTGCGTC